TCGACTCAGGCAAGCAACACAAGCGGATATTGACCGCTGCACCTTGAATGGCGCTCACAGCAAAGACCCAGCCGACTATATGTGCGAGACATTTAAGAACGGGGCGCTTGTTTCAAAGATTGCGCTTGAATACATGAACCCAGAACAAAACGTGTTTGCCGCTGTCTACACCACCCCACCCGCAGCACAGCCAGCACCCGTGCAGGAAGAAATTGATACCGCCTATCGGCAGGGATATGAAGCTGGCGTTGCAGGACAGCAGCATTACATTGACGCCCTCAAAGCCAAGCTTAAGGAGAAGAACAATGGTTGAAAACTATTGTCAATGCCCCGGTTGTGGGGAATGTAGCGCACACGCCACCGCGCCGAAGTTGAATGCAGAAATTAAACGCCTGAAAGCACAGCGGCAATGGGTCGGGCTGACCGCTGACGATGTTTGGCAAAGCAATGAAGTAATGGCGCTGAATGCTGAGATGGGCCTGACGATGGTTCAAATCATGGCGCTCATGGTTTGGGCAAATGCCAAGCTGCGCGAGAAGAACGGGGGTGCAACGTGAGAAACGTATCCGGCTACATCACCGACGACGGCACCTTCTTCGAGGACAAGAAGAAGGCCGAGGCGCACGAGAAGCTGCTGTCCATAGGCAAGTACATCGACGAGTTCGTCCGTGTGCGCTACGACAGCAAGACACCCATCAAAGACACGCTCCAAGCATGGGAGCGATACAAAGCGGAGATAGTGAAATGAAAATCGAAATCTACACCAAGCCCAGTTGCCCCAACTGCGTGACAGCCAAGAACCTGCTCCAATCCAAGGGGCTGGAGTACGACGAGTACGATGTTGAGGCCGAAGCATGGGCGCTCAAGGCGTTGTTGGAAGGACACCCTGATGCACGCCAGATGCCCCAGATTTTTCTCGACAACCAGCGTATCGGTGGCCTCGCTGGCCTGCAGGCTGCGCTCAAGCAACTGGGGCTGTAATGGACTGTAAACACCGCTACGAGCCGACCAACTTCGGCATCAAGTACCGCACACCAAACAGCCACTGGTGGAGTTGCATACGATGCGGGAAAACAATCTTTGCTGAACTCAAGGAGAACGCATAGAATGATTTGGCGGTTGCAACCGACTTTCACTTTGGGAACCCCCACCAGAGACCAAGCCTCCAATGCCTTCGGTGATGCCTCCCGTGCCGAGAGATTTTCGGGCGTCACCCATAAGGTCAACTCGCGGTTGCGTAATTGAAATAGCGAGAAATTGGAGGAACGGGGTTTGTGAGACTACAATGGGAACAACGAACAGAGGCCATATTGTCATACCGACACTGGCAGCGATTCATGAATTTGGTGAGCTAACAGCTCAAGAACTTGCTGACTACTTGGACATCGGAAGATACGACGCACACGCCGTCCTCAACCGCATGGCCAAACGAACGAAGGCTGGCGTCAAGCGCTTGCATATTGTGAGGTGGATTGAAGAGCACGAAGGTGCACGGCGATACCCCCGAGCTGTGTTTGCGATTGGTGACAAGCCGGACGCACCAAAACCAAGGTCGAACCCGGCTGAGGTCAAGAGGCGCTATGAGCAGCGAAGGCGGCTCAGGAACACAACGAACAGTGTTTTCAACTTAGGACTTTCACGAAAGGAATTTAGGCTATGAACTGGATCAAGAAGGCCATCATTGCATGGGCCGTAGAGCAAGTGAAGAAAGAAGGACGAGGACTCAGCCCCATGCTGGCGACTTCTCCGTCGGAGGTGCTACAGACACGCGGCAGCGATGCGCTCGACGGCCTCGACCAGCTGCGCTTCACCATCACACACGTGAGCAACGGCACACTGGTGCGTATGGAAACCTACCGTCCACTCGACGAGTACACGGTGAAAGCAGGCCGCCCGCGCACACCACCCGTCTTCATCGTCAAGGACGGCGAGACCGTGCAGGACGTGATCGTGCGCCTACTGGGCATTGCTGCATTGGAGCGAGAATGAATGAAGACCAACTCATGATCGAGCTGGAGGAGGCCAAGGCGGAGAACCGCTATCTGCGCCACCAGCTCAACAACGCCTTTCACGAGGCACTTCGACTGCGCCACGCCATGGAGCAGATTTATGGTGCAGCACACATGACGCTGCATGTCATCAACACAGGAGATACAGATGAAACACGTAATGGTTGACTTGGAGACACTGGGCAACGGTAGCAACGCCGTGATCATCGCCATTGGTGCGGTGGAGTTTGATCTGAATGGCCTTGGCCGCGAGTTTTATGTGAACGTCGATCCGCAGTCCTGCGTGGACGCTGGCCTGAAGATGGACGTCAGCACCGTGATGTGGTGGATGCAGCAGAGCGATGAGGCCCGCGCCGCGTTCAAGAAGCCCGGCGTGCCATTGGAGATTGCGTTGAGCGAGTTTGCCAGCTGGTACCCAGCGGGCGCTGCGTTGTGGGGCAACGGTGCTACGTTCGACAACGTGATCCTTGGCAACGCGTACCGCGCACTGAACGGTAAACAGCCATGGGAGTTCTGGAACGACCGCTGCTACCGCACACTCAAGAACCTGCACCCGCATATCAAGATGGATCGCTCGGGCACGTACCACAACGCGCTCGATGATGCCAAGTCTCAGGCGCTGCACACTGCCTGTATTCTTACTGCAACAAAGGTGATGTGATGGAAACGAAAGCTGACGACTACCAAGTGAGCGGGTCTCACTACAAGGACATGGGCATCCAACCATGGGAAGTCATGGAAGTGGTGCTGACCAAGGAGGAGTTCATCGGGTTCCTCAAGGGCAACTTCATCAAGTACAGCATGCGTGCTGGCAAGAAGGAAGGCTCCGACGATGCCAACAAGGCACGCCACTACAGGCACAAACTCGACGAGGTGACAGCATGTTTGAAAGCATAAAAAATGCAGCCATGTGCCAAACCGCGCTGGATGAAGACCAGCAGAGGATGTACAACGCCATGCAAAACCAAGCGATGTCCAGTACTCAACAGAGGATATACGGCGCGATAGCCAACGGTGCAATATCCAGTGGTGTGATCTCCAATGGCGCAGTTGGTGCATCACACAGCGGGTTGTCCCAAGACAGGAAAAAACCCGGCGTTCACCTTACCCTGAACATCAACCAAGTGACGAACGGTTTCATTGTGCGGTTCCCTAGCGAGTCCCATATCGCTGCAACACTGGAAGACGTCACCACGATCATCCTGTCTGTAATGGCGTCACGCATATTGGAAGCGAGCTCGTAATGGACATCCTCACAGTTGACTTCGAGACGTACTACGACCAGCAGTACAGCCTCAGCAAGATGCAGACCGATGCGTACATCAACGACGATCGGTTTGAGATGATCGGCGTGTCCGTCATCAAGAACGACGAGCCCGCTGTGTGGTTCTCTGGCTCTGAGCTGGAGACCATCGGCTGGCTGCACGGCTCATTCGACTGGGAGAACAGCGCGGTGCGCTGCCACAACACCTTGTTCGACGGGTACATCATGACGCAGCGCTGCGGCATCAAGCCCAAGCTGTGGATGGATACCCTTGGCCAAGGCCGCATGCTGCTGCCCTATCTGGTGTCGCACTCTCTGGCCAACCTTGCCAAGCAGTACGCGCTGCCTGACAAGGGCACGACTGTGGTGAAGGCACTGGGCAAACGCAGAGCTGACTTTAATCCCATGGAATTAGCCGAGTACGCGGACTACTGCAAACACGACACGTGGCTGTGCAAGGAGCTGGGCAAGCGCTTTGACCAGTTCACTCCGCCGCTGGCGTTCAAGCTGATCGATATGACTGTGCGGATGTTTACTGAACCCGTGCTGGTCGGCGATCAAACCAAGATGAAGCAGCTGTATGTCGATGAGGTGCACCGCAAAGAGCAGCTGCTGGCAGACGCAACAGTGACTCGCGACATCATCATGTCCAACGACAAGTTCGCCGCTCGTCTGCTGGAGCTGGGTGTCACCCCACCGATGAAGGCCAGCAAAGCCAAACCCGACAAGGAGACGTATGCCTTCGCCAAGTCAGACAAAGCCTTCACCGACCTTCTGGAGTCCGATGATGCGGACGTACAGGCGCTGGTTGCGGCTCGCCTCGGCGTTAAGACAACCATTGCTGAGACGCGGGCGCTGAAGTTCTTGGAGACTGCCGAGCGTGGCCCCCTGCCCGTGTATCTTAACTTCTGGGGTGCCAAGACCACAGGGCGCTACTCTGGCGGCAACTCCATCAACTGGCAGAACATCCCCGCGCGTGGCCCGTCTGCTGGGCTGCGTGAGGCATTGCTGGCTCCGCCCGGACACACAGTGCTGGTGGGTGACTCTTCCAACATCGAGCTGCGCACAGTGATGGCGCTGGCTGGGCAGGATGACGTGCTGGACAAGCTGCGCAATGGCGTTGATTTGTACTGTGACTTTGCCTCGAAGCTGTTCGGGCGCACGATCACCAAGGCAGACAAGGGCGAACGATTCCTTGGTAAGACCGCCATGCTTGGCCTGCAGTACGGGGCTGGAGCGAAGCGATTCCAAGAGATGGTGCGTCTGGCCAAGCGGACTGACCCCAGCGTTGAGCTGATCGACGAGAACCGCGCCTACATGATCGTGGACTTGTACCGCTCTGTGCACTGGAAGGTCATGGCGCTGTGGAAGCGATGCAACGATGTGATCCTGCCGGACATCGCCAATGGCTGCAACATGATCAACGTGGACGTCAACGGCTGGTTCATCACCCAGTGGGATGGCTTCGGTCGCCCCGGGGAACCGGGCGTGATGTACAACGACCTGCAGCATGACGGCAAGGACTGGACTTACCTGATGGGTAAACAGCGAGTTCACCTGCATGGCGCGAAAGTTGTGGAAAATTTGTCACAGCATGCTGCAATGCAGATCGTTATGTGGCAAACTGCACGTATCAATCAGCGCTACCCAGTCAAGCTGTCCGTCCATGACGAAGCTGTCTGTGTGGTGCCAAATGAAGAACTTACTGCAGCACAGGCGTACATGGAAGAATGCCTCGCGATGACACCCCCGTGGTGCCGCAGCATCCCTGTTGCTTGTGAGACTGGTACTGGCCCCTCGTATGGAGACGCGAAGTAATGGCACTGACTTACCACGATGCGCAGCGACTGCCCAGCTGGGCACGGGTTGGGTGGCACCACGACTCGTTTCGCTACGAGTCACAGGTGTGGTTCGGTGTCCGTTGCGCTGACGGTAACGTGCATCTGAAGGTCACCATGCCCGAAGAGTTCGGGCAGAAGATCACAACACGACGGCAAGTGCTTCAGGACATGATCGAGCAACTCACTGTGCAACTCGCCCACGTAACCTTGGAAGAAAAATGACCACACCAATGCCGCTGTCGTTCAGCCGACTGTCTACCTTCGAGCAGTGCCAAGCACAGTTCGACTACCTGTATGTCTCAAAGCGCGTGCAGAACACCAGCAACGAGGCCTCGGACTACGGCGACAGGGTGCACAAGAAGCTGGAGGCCTACGGGCGTCTGGCGTCTGACGAAGAGCGCATCAAGATGCGTGCTGAGGCTGCACTGGAGGAGAAGACAACGCTGGAGCAGTGGGGTGGAATCGTTGACAAGATTCTGTCCCGCCCCGGCGACAAGTACTTCGAGCACCAGATGTCGGTCAACCGCCAGCTGCAACCCGTGGATTGGTTCGCCAAGGACGTGTGGATTCGCTCGATCGCTGACGTGCTGATCGTTGACGGTGACACTGCCTACTGCCTCGACTACAAGACGGGCAAGGTCAAGGACAACCCAACCCAGCTGCAGCTCTTTGCAGCCATGGTGTTCTGGCATTTCCCACAGGTGACCAAGGTGAAGACCTCGTTCATCTGGCTCAAGTTCGACGAGGTGACAAACGCCACGTATGAGCGCCGCTTCCTTGACGCGCTGTGGCGGGCACTGGAGCCACGTTTCGACATGGTGCAGGAAGTCATCGACCTTGGCGTGTTCAAAACCAAGCCATCGGGCCTGTGCCCATGGTGCCCCGCGAAAGGGTTTTGCCCTGACGCACGACTGAAAGGTAAACGATGAAGAAAGAAGAAGATGTCAAGAAGGTGGTCAAGGCTGTGCTCAAGAGCACGCCAAATTGCTGGTGGTTTATGCCTCCTGCCAATGGCTTTGGTCGTTCTGGTATTCCTGACTTCGTGGGTATCGTCAATGGTCTTGGCTTTGCTGTGGAAACAAAGTTCGGCAAGGGCACTACTACTGCGAACCAAGAACGCGAGATCGCGGCTGCGACGCAAGCTGGCGGCGAAGTCTGGATCGTAAGAGAAACCAACGTGGACGAATGGGCGCTCACGTTCAAAGCATGGGCGGCAATCAATGCTCGTAATACCTGACAAGCGCAAGATCATCATCAACAGCAACGAGAACGACACCGTTGCTACGGTGATCCCACACGCCAAGAAGTTCACGCACGACGGCGAAGAGATGGTTGCCATCCCCTACGGGGTGGACGAGTCGATGGTTCTCAAGAACCTCGGCTTCAGCGTGCCAGCTCCGATCCTGCA